TGCCCGAAGCCTTCAATCCATCCAGATATTTTAATTGCTGAAATACTCAATCCGATGGGGTTGATAACAGGGGATGAATTAGTGGCGTGGCTTGCAGGGGATTGGTCAATGTTTAAAGCTCAGGGTTACGCTGATATTCTTAATCCTCCTGTACCTGATCTTGGTGAAATGAGAGAGATAAGCTGGAACGATGCAAGATACCAGATAAGAAGTATAACAGGTATTCACCCGTTGAGTCTTAACCAGGATGACTCAGTTTATAGATTGATTGACCCTGAAATGATACTGCCCGTAGCTAAAGCAAACCCAATGAATAACAAGGCTTATGTCGCAGATGAACGGGATTGTGACGACTTCGTTAAAGGTACGCTGGGATGGTTATCAAGATGGGGCTATGGCAATCTTCTCTTTGGTAGGTCTGACGTAGCATTAATGAACAATGGTGTAGAGGGAATACCGCACGTTATCCATCATATACTTGATACGAATAATCAACTTTGGATGTACGAACCACAGGTAAGCACATTTATCTGGAAATACGGAGATACACCGCCGATTTCAAATTGTGATGGGATTAAATTTTTAGGAATTAGAATATAACGGAGTTACGTATGGCATTAGATGTTACATATTCAAATGTGCTTAAGGATTTAGAAGAATCACAGCTTTACGACCATGACAACAGAGAAAAGGCTCGTGAGTCTGATCACTTTGTTAATAAGAAAGATGGTCAATGGGAGCCAAGCATAGCTACTAAATTCTCAAATCAACCAAGATATACACTCGATAAAACAAGTGGCGTAGTTGCCGACTTATCGGGTGAAATGAACAGTATGGACTTTACCATTAAGATACGTCCGGCTGGTGGCTCCGCTACCAATGAGTTAGCAAACCACATTGATGGGTTGATAAGAAATATAGAGAATAACTCAGGTTCTGGCGCACGTTATATCTACAAAGCTGCTGGTAAAACTATGATAACTACAGGCATTGCTGGATGGGGCATAGAAGCAGGGTATCGTGATCCTCTATCAATGGATCAAGACCTTATAATAAAGCCCATAAGTAACTTCATGGATAGAGTGTGGTTTGACCCAGGAGCGGAAGAACGTTCAGCAGCAGACGCAGATTGGGGTTTTAAACTGACCTCAATGTCAATGGCAGACTATGAACGTGACTTTCCTAAAGGTAGTAAACTGTCTATAGGGCGTGATATTGAAAGTAACGTCTACTCTTTTAAGAAAGAGCGGGCTGTAGTTGTAGCAGAGCATTATTGGAAAAAGTTTGAGAAAGCAGAGATTGTGTTAATGTCAGACAACTCTGTATTCCTTGTTGACGACAAGTTTAAAATGGTAGTAGACGAGTTGGCAGAGCAAGGCATACAAGAGGTTAGACGAAGGGAGACTAAAGCAGTAAGGGTGTTCCACCGTATATTAGACGGTGGTGACTTTTTAACTCCATCAAGAGAGACTGTATTTGAGTACGTTCCGCTTGTTCCTTGTTACGCAAACTTTGAGATTTCAGAAGACAAGATAATTTATTGGGGCGTTGTAGAGAAGCTAATGGATCCGCAGCGCATACTTAATTACGCAGAATCCAGAAAGATTGGAGAAGGCGCACTGTCTCCACGAGCTAAAAAGTGGATGACTGCTGAACAAGCCGCAGGGTACGAAACTGAAATAGCCACGTTGAACACTAACGCTGATCCAGTACAGTTCTACAACCACGTACCAGATCAACCACCCCCGTTTGAAACTGGCGGAGCGCAGATAAACGCAGGTCTTCAAGAAACTACGCAAGCAATGGATTTACATATTCAAGGTATAGCTAATAAATTAGACCCTACTCAAAACAACGCTTTTGGTCTTCAAAGTGGCGTAGCGTTAGAACGAGTTGAGAATAAAGCAAACAATGGCAACTATGAATATTTTATAGCTCTTGAAGTAGCCATAGCCCACACAGCAACAATACTTAAAACTGGAGCGTTAGCCAGGGTGTACGACGCACGAAGAGAAGTGCAGTTAGACTCACAAGATGGTACAATTAAAACTATTACACTAAACGAACGTATATTTGACCAAGAAACTCAGCAAGTAGTAGAGTTGAACGATCTTTCTAAGGGTTATTACTCCGTTGTATGCTCGGCTGGCCCTGCGTTCAATAACCGACAGGAAGAGGGCAACGCAGCGTTTGAACGTGCTGCGCAGTTAGACCCGACCCTTATGCAGTTGGGTGCAGACATTTGGCTTAGGAATATGTCTGCCCCAGGTATGGACGTTATAGCCGATAGAAAACGTATCCAGATGGTAGTTGCCGGAGTTATACCTGAGAACGAACTTACAGAAGAAGAGAAGCAACTATCAGCGCAGGTAGCAGAGCAGAATAAACAACCAAGTGCTGTAGATCAAGCGCTTATAGCAGAAGCTCAAGCACGTACTAAGGAAACAGAAGCAAAGGCTGCTGACACTATGAGTAAGATAGAGGAGCGTCAGAACAAACACCAAATAGCTATGGAGCGATTGATGTTGGACGGGCAGAAAGCTGCGCAAGCACAGCAAGATAAACAAAATGAAGTAATGATAGACTTAGTTAAGTCACAAGATAATCAAATTAAGATACTCGCAGAGACGTTAGTAGACCTTAGAAACGCATTAGGCGCTGATGAAATTGTGAGTGGTGAAACCGCATTAGCGTATAAGCAGACAGCACGTAAGCTGTCCGAAACTATAGCAACGTCAGAATAACCGTACTGGACGAGTCCAGGGATAGGCTACGGTAGCCTTAATATCGGGAGAAAGATTATGGTAGACCAAATTGTAGAAAGTAGTGAAAGCACAGACGAAGAGGTTCTTGACGGACAAGAACAGTCTAAGGTTGATCCAGACAGGGGCTTAAGCCCTATAGAGGATGATCCAAACGACGAAGAATCCGGGGACGATACATCTAATGATGATACTGATGAAAGTTCAGGGGAGAGTAAAGAAGAAAAGGCTGCTAAGAAAGAAGCCTACGGTGTACAGAAGAAGATCAACAAAATGCACCGTGAGAAGAAAGAAGCTGAGGAGAGAGCAGAATCTGAACGTGCAGCACGTGTAGAGTTAGAAAGGAAGTATGCTGAAGCTACTAAGGTGGAATTGAAAGAAATTCCACCAATTCCCGATTATCTTGACCCTGATCGTGATGCTAAGATGGCAGAACGTGACCGGATAATCATAGCTCACGCTACTGAGTCAGCAAGGAAAGAGGCCGAAAATCAGGCATCTTTGCAAAGGTTGCAAACTACTCAGAGAACGCACGCTGAAAAAGTAAACGCAGCAGTAGAGGCGTCTTATGAAGGAGCAAGTACACTTAAAATTGACAAGAAAGAGTTTGATGCAAGTCAAGCTGTTTTAGGTACGTACCTTAAAGGTAAAGCTGATTTAGCTATGTATCTACTGGAAGACTCAGATGGGCCGTTGAACATTACCTATCTGGCCCAAAATCTTCCTGAACTTGACAAGGTTAGTAAAATGACGCAAACGCAAGCTGCTGTTTACATTGCAACAAAAGTTACTCCGCAGGCTAAAAAGCTTAAACCGAAAACAACAAACACGCCAAAACCTCCGAATCACCCAAGAGGTAACAAGAACGTAAGGGGCGATGATCCTCGGATAAAAGGCGCTACTTTTACGTAAGGAGATAAAATAGAATGCCTAACGCTACTAATAATCTGGACTCGAATTTTACAAGAAAACTGGCAAGAGTATTTTTGGCTGAATTTGAATCAAACCGAATCATGTCAAAAAACGTTAACACGCAGCTTTTGAAAGGCAGATTTAACCCTGCTTCTGGTGCGAACGTTGACTTTAAACGCCCAACTGATTTTCTGTCTGTACGTACCTCAGATGGTGATGTGTCAAGCGAAACTGTAAATAACATCATCACTGGTAAGGCAACTGGAACCGTCCAGAACTACTTTACCGCTTTCGTTGATTACGACGAAGCTGATGAAGCTATCAAACTTGACCAGCTTGACCAGTTGCTTAGACCTTTAGCAACTCGTATCAAAACTGATCTTGAGCTTGACTTTGCATCTTACATGATGAAAAATTGTGCCCTTCTCGCCGGTACTGTTGGCACAGCAGCAGACACCTGGGAAGATATTGCTGAAGCTGGCGCTATGATGCAGGCTCACGGTGTGCCAATGGATGCTCCTTGGTACTATGCGGTTAATCCGTTTACCCAAAGAAAACTCGCCACTAACCAGCGCTCATTAGGTTCTGGCGGAAACTCCGGTAAACTGATTACCGAAGCGCATGAAAAAGCCAAAATTGCTTCTGACTATGCCGGTTTTGATGCCGTTATGACCGCAACAACTCTTGCAAGTTACACAACTGCTGCTGGCGCTGACAAAGCTGGTACACTGTCAGGAACCCCAACTGTAACTTACGTTGGAGCAAAGGACACAATGACTCAGGTACTCGCTGTAACCGCATTAAACGGCGGGTCTGACCTTGTTGTAGCTGCTGGCGAGCGTATCCAAATTACAGGGCGCAATCGCTTGAACCTGTCTACCCGTGAAGTCATCCTTGATGACGCAGGGGCAATGATTCTGTGGACTGGTACAGTAACAACCGGCGTTACACTCACATCTGGCGCAGGCAACCTTACTGTAACCGGCCCTGCTATTTACGAATCAGCAGGTGCTTATAACACAGTTGACTCTTCTCCTGTATCAGGTGATGTTATTACTATGCTTGGTGCTGCAAGTACAACATACCAGCCGAATCTGTTCTGGCACAAAAATGCTTTCTCTATCGGTTCCGTACCGATTAAGAAGCTCCACAGCACAGACACATTGGCAACAACCGAAGATGGCCTTCAGTTCAGAATTTCCAAAGGTGTCAACTTCCTTGAGAATAACCAGAAAGTCAGGTTTGACTTTAGACCTGCTTATGCGGTGTTGAATCCGTTCTTTGCTGGACACGGTTTCGGCTCGTAGTAGTTAACCCACGTTAGCGCCTTTAATTAGGCGTTAACTTTTAAACTTTTACGGAGATACTATAATGGTTACAAGCAAACAAAAAAGTGAAGCAAAAACAAAAGTAAAGAAGGCAAAGAAAGGTTTTATCGTGTGGGAAAAACCTTCCGGTATTAAGGTTGAGACTAACGATGAATTTTTCAATGTTGACGCTGCGCAGAGTCTTGGTTGGACTCGTGTAGGGGAATAAAATAAACGCATTAAGAGGAGTTACAAATGTCGGAAACAGTTGAAGCCATATTAAGAGATGCGTTTGAAGACATAGTTGTGTCTGTAGACGAAGCTGCTTTAGAGTCCTCTGATGCACAAACTGGCATACGTATAATCAATCGAATTATGCACACACTCGCCGCTAACGGAGCCGACTACGACGATTACGTTGACGTTGACTCCGTTGACGACGAAGTGTTAATTGACGATGGCGCTGTAGATGCGCTTGTATCAGTAATAGCACTAAGACTGTGGCCTAAGTATCGTAAAGGCTCAGCAACACAAGAAGTTCTTGTTAACGCAAGAAACGGAATCAAGCAGTTGTACAAACTTAAAGTAACGTTAACCGAATCTCAATTCCCAGGTATACTGCCTGTAGGCTCTGGACACATGGGTAATGAGACTGGGCCGTTCTACTCAGGCGTTGATGAAGAAGCAGCAGAGTTAGCTGCTGCAATCCTTTTGGAGTAACAAATGGCAGAACTTAATTTAACAAACGGATTTTACATAAGTGACTCGTTACCTTTCTCACATCAAAGGTGTCAGAATCTCTACGTAAACATTCCACAGCAACCTTCGTTCTCACAGAAGTCTTTGTTCGGAACTCCTGGCATACGTTCGTTAGGAACTACCGGAGCAGTTTTACAGAAGAACAGGGGCGCACTTAAAAAAGACGATATAGCGTATTGTGTTAATGGCACGACGCTTTATAGAATAGATAAAGTAACTACGTTGGGCATTGTTAGTTACCCTTCAACCTCGCTTGGAACAATAGCTGGCGATGGTCGGGTGTCAATGGCAACTAATGGCACGCAGTTAATGGTCTTAGTCCCTGGTGGCGCAGGCTACGTGTATAACGAAGATGCAGTACCGGCGTTTGCTGAAATCACAGATGGAGACTTTACTGCAAGCGGTAATCCTCAACACGTAGTGTTCGTTGACGGTTACTTTCTTGTCACTACAGACGAAAAGAAGTATGCAGTATCTAATTTAAATGACGCACTATCATGGGACGCGCTTGACTTTGGTTCAGCGGAATCTGATCCTGACGCAGTAGTTGCACCTCTTATAGTGAATAATCAAGTATATATAACTGGAACAGAAACGACAGAAGGTGCTTCAAATATGGGTGGAAGTGGTTTCCCGTTCCAACGAAACGGTGTATTTTTGGATAAAGGTTGCGTAGCGCCTTTTACCCTTATAAAGAGCAACGTTTCATTTTTCATGGTCGGTGCAGGTAAGAACGAATCACCCGCAATATGGCAGTTTACAAATAACTCCTATACACGTATCTCTACAACTGCGATTGAGAACGTGCTTAACGCCTACTCTTCAACAGAGATAAGTAACTCCTTTGCAATAGCTTATTCAAAGAAAGGCGCTTACTTTGTGTCCTTCTCATTTCCTGATCGAACGTTTACTTACGACTTAACCACACAACTTTGGCACGAACGAGTATCCTTTATAAACAAGTCAGATACCAAATGGCGTGTAAGTTCTTTATTAAGTGTGTATGGTATTACAATGGTTTTCGACAACATTGACGGAAGATACGGAGAGCTTGTACAGGGATTAAATACAGAATACGACGAACCAATTATAAGTCTTTGGACTACTCAACCGTTTGTTGGTGACGGCGAAATATCATTAGTTAAAATAGAACTGACTATGGAAGCTGGTGTAGGTGACTCTACAACTACTGACCCTGTTGTCTCTATGGCGCTGTCTAAAGACGGTAAAGTGTTCGGAGCAGAGCGTAACCGTAAAATAGGTAAAGTTGGAGAATTTCACAAGAGAGCAATATGGCGTAAGAACGGCACGTTCTCAAGAATGGCTGTGTTGTTATTTAGAATATCTGACCCTGTTAAGAAAGCTATATTGAAGCTGGAGGCCGAATGATAGTAACTCCCCCAAGCAACGTAAGCATCGTTGATGAAGAAGGTTTCATGCGTGAGTTGTTTAGAGATTTCACCTTCAAAGTATCAAGGCTTTCTCTTATGTCAGGTTCAGGCAGCCCAGAGGGTGTAGTTGAAGCAGAGCAGCTTAGAATGTATATGGATACAGCAGGAACAGCAAGCGCTATTATGTACGTAAAGAGAGACGCAGATATTGGTGGCGATAAGACACAAGGTTGGATTTTAATATAATAAGAGGTTTATTATGGGCGCAGGATGGGACGCATTATTTACGATAGGCGGTGCGATAGTAAGTAGCATGATTACCGACAAAGCAGCAGGCGAGCAAGCTGATGCGATAGTTAACGCACAAGGTATATCTAAAGAAGCTGCCGAAAAAGCAAGTAAAGACATACTAACTTCTTATGATGCCGCTTATAACGGCTTAGTTACTAATGTTCAAGCAGGTATTGACGAACTTTCAAGTGGTGCTAATACTGCTTCCGGTATAATAAACAATGGACTTCAAGAAGCAAACAAGCAGTTAGCTGCTGGTTTTGACGGCGCTTACCAAACTGTTGGTTATCTCGGTAAGAAAAGTCTTGCTGATACGTCAGAAGGTTTCTTGAAAGCTGGGCAGACTGTTTCAGATCAAGCTGTAAAGGCTAAAGGTGAGTTGACTACAGGCTTTGACCAAGCAACCGCTGACTTAGGTACTCAAGCAGCATTAGGTGAGAACGCGCTTAAACAGGGATTTGCGCAAGGTGCTACAGATTTAACAGGACAAGCAGCTAAAGGTATAAACGCGTTAAACACAGGTTTTGGTGAAGCTAAAGGCGCAGTACAGGCCGGAACAACAGCGGGCTTAGGCGAGGTTGCAAAATTTGCAGATACAGGTGAAGCTGCGTTAGGTAAACAAGCAGCTTTTTCTGGTGCGTTAGGTTCAGCAGCGCAGCAACAAGCGTTTGACTCGTTCTCAGAATCTCCTGGGCAGAAGTACCTTAGAGAGCAACAAGAACAAGCACTTCTAAGGAACTCGGCAGCTATTGGTGGGCTTGGTGGGGGAAATGTACGTAAGGCACTACAGGAACAAGCAGCAGGTATAGCAGCACAAAATTACCAGCAGAACTTCAACAATCTTGGAGGACTGTCTGCGGGCGGTTTAAACGCAGCAACTACACAGAGCGGTATACAGACTGGTGCAGGTTCACAACTTGCGTCATTAGCAGCACAACAGGGTGTGTCCGTGCAGCAGTTAGAGTCCGAATTAGGATCAGCATTAGCTACTTTAGCAGCTCAAGAGGGTATATCTGTAGAGGCTGCAAAAGCCAAGTATGGAGAGCAGTTAGCTTCTGTATCTGCGCAAAAAGGAATATCACTTGCAGATGCAAGCACAGCTTTAGGCACGGCACAAGGCAACCTTGCAACCGGTAAAGGTACAGCACTTACTGGAATAAACACAACTGCCGGTTCTCAGCTTGGTACGTTACAAGCTCAGAAAGGACAGATAGGGGCTGCAACTACAACAGCTAACGCAGCACAGCAAGCAGGTTTAGAGAGCAACGCTTCAACTAATATATCTAATTTAGTTACCAGCGCTGGGCAACAACTTGCAGGGTTACAAACTGGAGCAGGTACGAACTTAGCGAATATTGCACTTGGACAAGGCTTACAACAGGCAGGTTACGCAGGACAATTAGGCGATGCAAAATCGGCAGGTACATTAGGAACTGGCGCAGCAATACAGAACGGTCTTGCAGGAGTAGCTAACATTTACGGATTCCAAGGTTACCCACAGCAAAAACCAGTAGCAGGGGCAGTAGTTTGATTACTTTCAAAGTCATAGGT